CAGAACGAGGAGTAGGTACACTTTTTTTTGCTTCTTGTAATTTAGAACGCATTTGATTTACTGTACCACTATTTTGTTTACTTTGAATAAACAAAATCATTTCATCATCATTTTCTGCTAAAGGAGAAGGATTACTTTCATAATAATATGCATTAGCTACTTGTCTAATAATATTATATTGAACTAATTCACGAATCATTCCTAATAAAGGAGTTTTAGGATCATTTAGTGCTTTTAAAAACTTAATAGGATCTGTTTCTACAATATTATATAATGCTACTTTTTTAGCATTATCATTCATAATATCTGGATTCATAGCTGTTAATTGACGAACCACAGCATTTAATTGTGATTTTTTATCTGTCAACAATTCATTATAAGCAAGATTGGCTCTTGTTTTAATAACAATCTCATCTTGTTTACGATTAATTTCTTCATATTGATCTGTTAGATAAAAAGAATAATCAGTAGATATTTTAGATTCTTTTTCATTTTTAGCTACTTTATAATGTCCTTGTGCATAACGATATTTTAACCAATCAGTAATATTAATTGGACCTTTATCATCTAATGCTATCTCTAAATCTAATCCACCATTGGAAACAGAAATAGTAAATGATTTCCAATAATTTTCAATTTTAAGACGTAATTGTTTATCAGTATCATCTAATCCTAAGAAAGGAATTAAAATATTCTTTTCTTCATCATCAGTTAAAGGATTATAGATTCGAGTAGTACCTTTTAAGAAATAAGAACCTAATCGTTGAGACTGAGTATCAGTAACTAATTTAGGTAAATGTGTAGGTTTTGAAGTAATGTTTAATGTTACTTTTTGCATAATATTTTTCTTCTCTTTGTTTTTAAAAACGGACAGAGAGCCAAAGAGAAGAATATCTAATCTTTGACCCCCCATCCAATTACTTATTCAGCGTCACAACGTAAATCAATAGAAGTATCAAAGCGTTTTAAGCAGATACCACCAGTACGTAAGTAGTGAACACTCATACCATCAATGTCAGAAGCACGCAATAAAGCAGTAGGATCTCCAAAACCTTTAGGTACTTCAGAACCAGCTACAGCCCAACGTTTCATTTCACGACCTTTTTCATTGATAGCTTGTACATTGTTTTCACCATCGTAATTAGAGTTATCAACAAAAGTCATTCTATGAGATTCAATAGAGAATCCTGTAACAGGATGTTTTCTTGAAGCTTGAGCAACAGCACTATGGTCATATTGTGGATTATAAACTACATTAAGAACGTGTCCATCAACGTGACGATATTGTGTAAAATAACGACCTAGAGATAACTCTTGACCATTAGAATTAACAAATACAGCATCATTGAATTTAGCAAACTCATTAGCATTAATGTAATTTTTCATTGCATCATCAAAATCTCTACGACCACCAGTACCTGTATATACAGTAAGAACTTTATTTTGACAATCTGTCATAGTGTAATAAATATCACCAATCAAGTTTTTCAATTTTTGTTCTGTAAGAACAGAGAAAGTATCTTTGTGTATAATTTGTTCTAATAAACCAGGGCCAATAATAACAGGTTGACCATTTTCATCTAACATAGTAGGTTGACCAGCTTCAGTATAAGACTGTTTACCATACCACATTAAGTTTTCCCATTCTTCTAACCATTGTAACATATATTGGTATTCTTCCCAATCCATCCACATATTTGTTTTCTTTCCACCTTTTACAGTAAATTGAAAATCAGCTACCATATTTTTAGTACGACCAGCCATTTGATACGATTTACGAATAGTAGATAACTTATGACGTACCATTCCAGGAGATTGCGAGTTAGATTTATTTCCACGAGAGAAATCAGTTCCAACAGGAGCAAACAATTGACCTAATTGTACACCTTCAGTTAAATCAGAAACAGGAATAGATTCAGCAGGATTATTTCCAGCAATTTGTCCAGTATATTGATAACCACCTTGAACAGGAACTGGATCACTCATTACACGAAATTGACGTTGAGAACGAGTAGATACCATATAATCTTTAATCAACCAACGGTCTTTCATTACAAAAGTGAAGGGTTGATAACCAGCACCTAATGCATCACTAGCTGTAACAGCTACTGTAGATGTACGTCTGTGATGTACCATTACACGATATTCGTATTCGTTACCTGTAATTCCTTTTACGTTTTTCATTCCTTCTGTCATATAAGTCAGAGGAAAACGTTTGTCCATAGAACCAGCTAAATGAATAATAGCAGGAGTCAATACATCAGGTCTTATAGCCAATGCTTGAGCAACACTATTACTAGTCGTCATTTGCTGGTCATTAAATATTTGTTTTATGATTTGCATGGTGTTTTATTTTAAGAGGTTAAGTTCTTTATTTACTTTATTTAGTAAAATCAAAATCTTCAAGCTCTAAATTCTCAATAGAAGTATGTCTTCCACCAGCAACATTATTTGTTGTTTTAGCGGAACGTATTCTATCTCTAAGTGATTTAGAAACTTGAGTATCAGCAGCTTGTTTGATAACCCCATCTAATTTTAATCCTCTTTTTACTAATAAACCAATCATCATAATTTGTTCAGGAGTAAGTGTTTGAGAATCTTTTAGATATTGAGTTTTACCTTCATTATCTGCTTTAAACATATAATCCATTAATTCTGTTTTTTCAGTTTTAGATAACGGAATACCATTAACTACACCTTTATTAACTATTTCAGTTACAGAACTATAGAATTGTTGTTCATTTTCTTTTTGCTTATCAGCATATTCTTTTTGACTATTAATTAACTCTTTATGTTTATTTTCATTTAGAGTAACTAATTCTTGTTTAGATTCTTTTGCTTGTTCAAATAACAAATCAGAGTTTTCTAACATTGTTATTTGTTTTTCAATCATAGAATCATTAAATCCTTTTTCTTTATAAAATTGACGTACTAACTGTCTTTGTGTAGCAATATCAGTTTCACTTAATTCAACAGATTTAATATCAGCAACATTATTTAAACTTTTAAAGAATACATCTGGATCACCATTATAGTTATCAACAAATGTAGCAAATTCTTTAATACGTTCATTCTTAGATAATAAAGATTCAAATTGACTCTTAGCTTTTTTAGTAGCTATTAAATCAGCAGCAGTAATAATACCTTCTTCATCATCTTTTAATAATGATAATTCACTATCATCAAAATCTAATCCTGATTTCTCAAGAATAGATAAATAAATAGGGTCTTCTTCTTTATCGTTATCTACCTTTTCAGGGGCAGGAGGTAAAGGATTGTTTGTTGTTGTAGAAGATTCATCTATAGTAAAATCTTCTGAAACTTCTTTTTCAAGAGGTTTTTCAGTAGAATCTACTATGGGCAGTCCTTCAAAACTTTCTATTTCAAATTCAAATGGCATATAATTTTTACTTCTCTTTTAATAAATTACAGTTTAATTGTTTTTATTGTCAACAACAGTATTATACTATTTAACAAGTATAATAACTATCATTCCTTCTTGTTGATTTTATCTCGTTCAATATCTTCTTTTTCTTTATTGTTACGGATTTTTTCTTCAAGTTCTTTGTATTTCAAATCAATTTCTAGTTTTTTGATTTGTAGTTCTTCTTCTTTATACGGATCTAAAGGAGTATCTAACTTTTTATATTCTAAAGCTAGTTTTTCTTCTTCAATATGTCTTTGTTCTTCTAAAGCTTTTTGCTGTGCTTGTTGCTCTTGACGTGCAGTTTCTTGTGCTTGTTTTTCAGATTCTTTTACTTTATCTAATAAAGAACTAAAACTTGTTGCTCTCATAGTTTCTGCTACAGTAGATAAAGCAACTCCATTCTGTACCATTGCTTGAGTAAGTGATTGTATATTTTGTAAGTTTTCTTGGTCTTTTAAATTGTTAGATACAAATATACCATACACAGATTCCATGTGTTTTTGTCCATCAATAGTTATATAAGCATAAGAACCATCTGATCTTACATACATAGCTTGTTTACCATCTAAATAAGCATACTTAGATATATCTAATAATGCTTGTAAATCACGTCTTTCAAATTGAGCAAACATTCTAAACCATTCTTCAGTAATATGAGAAGATTGAATAACAGCTCTCTCACTTACACCCTTCCCCTCATACGGTCCTATTTCACCTTTACGTTGAGGAGATACACCAGATAAAGATTCCCATTGACTTAAAATAAATCGAATCAATTCTATATAAGTAACTAATGTTTTATTGGTTAAATCTAATAATTGATTTAAAGAATTACCAGCTTTAACTCCTTCTTGATTCAAATCTACAAAACCGATACCAGTCTTATCTATCCAGTAGAACCAATCTTTCATATCCATTCCATCAGGAATTAGATTTATATCAAATAATGCTATAACATCTTTAGCTTTAGCAACAGATAATTCCAATCTATACATATAAGCATTATATAAAATCTGATAAGTAATACCATCAGAAACAAACGATTGTATTTTATCTGTTGTAGGATTATATACTCTACCATTTATAGGTAACTTACATCCACCAACTCCAACTAAAGAACGTTCATAAGGATATACTCTACCACGAAGCATATATAAATGATCTATCATAACTACTTCTCTTACTTCATTTTGATATTCCCATTCAACAGATTCATTTTCTTGTAACTTATAACCTTGTTCTACTTCTTTAATTTGTGGCATACCTATTTCATCAAAATAAGTAACATAACCTACTTGTTTAATAGATTTCCAATATACTTTTACTTCTTCCAATAAACTTAATGCTTGTTGTACATTAGCAGAACTAGAAGAATACAATGTATAAGCAGAACCTTTACCTGAAGGATTTTGTAAGTAATCAATAAACTCTTTTTTATTTTCTAGTTTAGCTATTTCTTCTGAATAACGAGATAACACATCACTAGATGTAACATAAGTACGAACAATTTGCCAACCAGCATCTTCAATAAACTTTAAATTCTCACTGCGTTCATAATCTACATGATAAGGTTGAATATCCTCATAAATAATTCTATCCTTAATAACATCTTTATAAGATACACATCTACCATAGATTAACCATTGTTTAAATAAATCTTGAAACTTATCATACAATTCTAAATCATACTTTATATAACTTAATATCTCATCACCATGTTTAGCACGTTCATCTTTATAAGATAAATTAAATTGTTGCATAAATTCATCCATTGGTGGTAACTCTCTGGATTCTTGCTCAGTTTCTTCTCCTAATTTATTTAACTCATTAATAAACTGTTGATATAAGTATCCTCTTACAACTTGTAATTGAGCATCTTCTTTTTTATTTACTACATCAGGATTAGCTACTATAACCGTATCATTTAATGCACGTTTAGCTTTCTCACCAATTAAAATATTAACAATAGGCTTAATAATATTATGATTTCTTACTTCAGCAGTAAGATTTTCCATCTTAATACCAAATGGTTTTAACAAGTTGTTATAATCACTTTGTATTAAATCACCTTCATAATACTGTTTCAATTTTAATAATGCATCATATTCACTATTGTAATTATTAAAATTAGACATAGATAAAATAGCATCATAAGTAGTCTTGTGAAATACTTCATCTTTTTTAGATGCTGGAATGGATTGATCAGGTAGTTGTTGCATAACCTACACTTTTTAAAAATTCTATACGTTTATTTCTTTTGCCTGAAGTTACGGGTTTTGTTTCAATTTCTTTCTTATAAAACATACCTATAATTAAAGCAGAAATTCTATCAAAGTTACCTTTATCATTATACTTATACAACTCTCTTAATAGAGGAATATCATAAATAAACTGATAGCGATAATATTCTTTTCCTTCTTTAACAGAAACAACTTCCATTAACCAATCTCGTAAATATAATAAACCTTGTTTCTTACGTTCACCTGTCATGTGACATCCCCAATTACGTTGAACAGAAGATTGTAACTCCTTTTTATATTCAAATTGAAATTCTTCTTGTAACATATTCAATTTCTTTTTACGTCTAGCAAAACCTATTACATCACCTCTATCATTCTCAAATCCTATCTTAGAATTATAAAATTCAGCCATCATAAATAACTGTTCATTATAATAATCTTGACTCTTTGGTCTGCCTACCCAACCACAAATAGGTAATTCATTAAATGTATGTGATATATTATTAGTACGTTTAATTACATAAGCAGCTCCT